TGTCCATAGAAGCATTGTTATCACGAGTCCAAAGTGGAGTTTCATAGAGAGTTTCCTTTCGAAGCGCTCCAGTCCATTCGCCAGTAGCAGAACGACGAGGAATAGCGCCCAAGAAGGAATGATTCTCAAAAGGCTCATACTTGTCTTCCAGAGGTCGGTCCTTAAAGGCCGATGTGAAGATTTGACCAAGCTTCTTCATGAGTTGTCCCAATTCCAAGGGTGTGAGATCGACGCCATTTCCAACGGAATAGATCATGTCATCTCCCAAGACGACTAATGCAATATACAGGGCAAATGAATAATATGGATATTTGATATAAAAGCAATACATTACATATACATTATTAACTATGCAGTTGACAATCGTTGTCCAAAAACAGCCAGACAAGTTAGAGCACTTCACTCTCACAAGCTTGTCACCAATCTGGAAAGGCGATTTCGTTTCGTGTCGGATCATGTAGTTGCAACAATTGGCGGAAACAAGCAAGTTGTACATCGCCACGCGGATAATGACTCGGTAGGCCAAAGCCTGAATCTTCTCTACATAATTCTTGTCGTAACTCTTGTAATCACCAGAGCCCATTCGAGAGCTGCGTCGCATGAGGTACATATAAATGCCTCCCATATCCTTCGAATACTGGTTCAAACCAATGGCAAAACCGGTGGTTTCAAAGGAATTCATGAAAGCAACAAGGAGCGCTCCAAATTTCATTCGGAAAGCGACTAAGTGTACCATATCATTGGCAAAAGTCATGCGTGTTTCACAGTTCTCAATCTTCGAAAATTTGCGAAGTTCGTCCTTAAGGAAACCCAAGAAGCGGTGCTGGTTTTCCTGACTACCGTCAAAGTTCTCCATGTCTTCGAGTTTCTGCATCACCAAGGTCTTAAAGGCCGGGGTGTACTTCATCTCTTGAGCTTCAAACCAGACAAAGTCAGTTTTACCGCGTTGCTTCGCGATGAAAGTTAGAGGGTATCCAGGGGACGTCGACGTGTTGATGGAATTCAACCAACCGGGTACACCAGCACAGGCTTCTTCAAACGTGAGTTCGCGTTTTCCAATTGGCCAGTTCAAACCAGAGTTGTACTTGTCCACAAGTTCATCTTCAATTCGCTTAAGAAGATCATCATCAGTTACTTCAGGGGCGTCAGCGGAGTACAATTCTTCGAGCGAGACAGCGATAGGATCACGACCTTGAGATCGGGGATCAGCGGCAGACATGACGGCGGGCTCTTTGGAGTGTTCCCAAGGGACACACGCTTGAATCAAAGAGGGCTTAAGCTTGGTCTTTGTTGGAACATTGACTACTTCGTTCCACGCCAGCTTTTCCTCACTGATCAAATTAGGGCGTTCATTTGGTCCTTGGCCTACCAAGACAGGTTCGTGAGCCAAAACTCGGGCTTCATTCAAG